CTTCGTCTCACCGCCGCTCTGGAAAAACACGCTGCCAAGCTCACAGCTGTACAAGCTGCCGAAGCTAAACTTAATTCTCTGCGCTCTTCCGGCTCTGCCACTCAGGCGCAAATTTCTGCCGCTGAAAGTACGCTCTCAAACGCCCGTGCATCTGCTAGCACGGCACTTGCTGGCGTCAAGGCAGCCGAAGATCGGGTAACATCCGCCCGGCAAAAATACATAGACGTCTCCCGCAAATCTGTGACCGAGATTAGCGGGCATTCTCAATCACTCAAATCTGCGCAAGAATCCCTCACTGAGGCTGTCCGAGCCGGCGGTCATGAAGCAGAGAAAACGGGCGGCGCCTTCGGTCGCATTGGCAAGCACTTCAAAAAAGGTGTGGAAGGCGTAGCGCCCGAAGCTCAAGCCGGGTTCAAACGCGCCTTCGCATCAGCAGATCATGAGGCGCAACAGGCCGCAAAAACTTCAAGCAGCCTCTTCTCATCGACCTTTAAAAGAGCACTCGTCGCAGGTGGCGGATTGCTCGGAGGTATCACGCTCTTCGGCGGAGTCAAAGAGGCCCTAACCGCCGCCGGCGACCTAGAGCAGTCTGTCGGTGCCGTGGATTCCGTGTTCAAAGGCTCTGCTGAGCAGATGCACATGTGGGCAGCTGCCGCCAGCACCTCAGTCGGCATTTCGGCGAACGAATATAACCAATTCGCCTCGGTGCTTGGGTCCATGCTCAAAAACGCTGGTACCCCTATGGAGGAATTGGGCGGCAAAACTAACAAGCTCATCGCGTTGGGCGCCGACCTAGCAAGTATGTATGGGGGCACGACCGCCGATGCGATCGAAGCCATCTCAGCGGCATTGCGCGGTGAAATGGACCCCATCGAGCGTTATGGTATCTCGCTCAATGATGCGATGCTCACCCAAGAAGGGTTGAATCTAGGCATCAAAAAGACGGGCGGCTCTTTCGATACACAGCAAAAACAGCTGATTGTGCAGTCGCTTCTTTTCAAGCAGTCTGCCGACGCTCAAGGAAACTTTTATAGGGAAACCGATACCTATCAGCACAAGACGCAAGTTTTGGCTGCAAAGTGGAAAGACTTATCGGCAGAAATTGGGGAAAAGTTCTTACCCATTGCTGGCGCTGTAGTTGATTGGGTGACAAACCAAGGCGTGCCAACTTTTGAACAGTTCTCGCAGGCCACCGCCAAAATCTTCAATTTTGTAAAAGAAACATCCGACCTGTGGGGTCCGTTCGCTATCGGTATCGGAGTTGCCGCCGCTGCGTTTGGCGTTTGGCAGCTCGGGCTTGCCGCGTGGAACACGATAGCCAGTATTACCGCTATCATTACGGGCACTCTTGAAGGCACGTTTTGGGGATTGACGGCAGCAGAATGGGCAGCCATTGCGCCTATTGCGCTTGTTGTCGCCGCGATTGCCCTGGTGGTAGGTGGGCTTATCCTCGCCTACACCAAAATCGGGTGGTTTCACGATTTCATCGACCAATCTTTTCAACGGCTACAGGTCGTAGCCGGGATTGTCTGGCAGGCGATCGTAGATGCAGTCAATGCATTCGTCACCTGGTGGCAGACCAACGCGCAGCCCATCATCGACCAGGGAATCCAAGCTTTGGGTGCAGCCTTCACATGGCTGTGGCAAAACGTTATCATTCCGGCCTGGAACGGCATTGTGATAGCGGCGCAATGGGCCTGGGCTAATATTCTGCAACCTATTTTCAACGCCATCGTTGATGTGATTCAGAATTTCCTCGCACCAATATTTACCTGGTTGTGGCAGACAATCATTACACCCGTGTGGAATGGGATTGTCGCGGTCATCCAGTGGGCGTGGACCACAATTCTGCAGCCGCTCTTTCAGGGCATATGGGCATTTATCACGGACATTCTCGCACCAGTATTTACCTGGCTGTGGAATGAGATTATCGTACCCGCGTGGAACGGCATTAGTGCCGTTATCGGGTTTGCCTGGAACAACATTATCAAGCCCATCATGGACGCCATTGTGTGGGTCTTGCAAAATATTGTTGGCCCTATTTTTACGTGGTTGTGGAATGAAATTATCTCGCCTGCCTTTAACGGTATCCGCATCGTCATAGAAATCGCGTGGGACATTATTCGGGTGATTTTCGATGCGCTATATCACCTCATCAAAGATGTTCTCGGACCAATTTTTAGCTGGTTGTGGGAAAACATCGTCAAGCCAGTTTTCAACTGGATTGGGGACCACATCAGCAAAACGATGGGGTGGGTCAAAGATAATATTCTCGACCCGCTCGGTCACTGGCTGCAGAACGATTTTGCCAACGCCTGGAACAAAACAGTCGAGGGCATTGGGCAAGTCTGGGATACCCTCAAAAAAATTGTGGGTACACCGGTTAAATGGGTAATCGACACCGTTATTAACGGGGCGCTCATCGACGGCTACAACGGGCTAAACGATGTATGGAGCGGCGCTGACTTAGCGCGCATTGATACATCGGGCATCCCGTCATTCGATGTGGGTGGCTACACCGGCGCGGGCGGAAAATATACGCCTGCCGGTATAGTCCACGCCGACGAGTTCGTGATTCGCAAAGAATCACGGGCTCGTTTCGAGCGTGAGAACCCGGGCGCGCTGGACTATTTGAACCGCACCGGGCGCCTGCCGGGCTTCGCTAACGGCGGGCGTGTGGTGGACCCCAACAATCCGTTAGATGCGCTGTCCGTTGGTTGGCAGCAGACCGGAGAGGCCGTCGGCAAAGCAATTGACGACGGGGTGGATTGGGCGTTTGACCGCGTTAAAGATGCGATTCTGATACCGGTGGATGCAGCGTCGAATATTGCCAAAGACCATTTTAAAGGGAACGATTTCGTCGTTGGTGCTGTCGGTATGGCGCAGAAATCCGCTCATGAAGTGGCGGATTT